TAGTCAACAATGCTGGCATTGCGTTGGCCAAGATTGGCGTACGATACATAGCATTCGTTCCGGTTGTGCCACCCTTTGGCACATAGCGTACATAAATGACACTGCCTTGACCTGCATCCTCAAACTGCGCGCGAATCAACTCGTACGCCTCAGTTGAGATTTCAGTGTACAAGATATTGAACTCTAAGTCCATTGGCGTGCGCTTGCCAGGTGACGATACGGCAGTGTCGCCATCAACGGTGTACGCATCGCCAACCTGACGCTCTTGATCGGCGCCAGTAACTGACTGCGATGTACCACCAATATTGTGCCATGTCGTCTTGTTAAAACTAACTTCAATGTTGGCAATTCCTTGCGCAACGGCACCACTTGTTTGAGCCATGATTCCCTCCTAATTGACCAATCCAATTGTGACTGATGCAATAACCGTGTCGTAGTATTTTCCACTACTAATCGGATATTCGTATAAGTCACTTTCTAAATCGCACGACACAACCATGTATTTATCTGTGGCAATGTTGCGCACCGCTGCAAGATATTCATTCATGTAATTGTAGATCGTGCCAGATATTGTACCTTCGTTGATTCCTTGCGCCACTGCACGAAACAGACAAATGTCGGTAATGCGAAATGACGCAATGTAGTGTGGCCCACTCAGCGTGTCACGATCGTACTCACCAGTGCTTGCACCAGCATTTCGATGCGTGATAAATCGGTACGGCATAAATGCAGTTTCGACACTTGATTTAAGGTCGGTATTGTATTTCGCCGTAATCCCTGCCACGCTCATGGATGCGAGTGCAGAAATGACATCGTCAACAAGATAGCTCATGCTACCACCCTCTTGTAGTACATAATCACTTTTTGCACACTACGTGGCAGGTCGTCAATCTGAATAAGCGCATTTGTTGTCAGCGTCTCAGACACTTCATACGAATTATCTTTTTGGCGATAGAAGTGCATTGCAAGTCGAAGCGTTGCATTTCGTATTGCCAATGGCGCCGTAACACTGTATGCCCACCGGCCAGTGACCTCAATCGCTGCATCTGGGGAGTTATCCCACGTCCACGTTACATTTGCATCAAGCTTTAAGCGCACGCCAAAATATGGCGTAATATCTATAGGCAATGTCACATAATCCGACGCACTCACAATCGTTCCATCGCCATTGCGGATTTGCGTGATTTGACAAATATCATACTTATCAAACCACAGCACTCTGCTGTCAGCGTAGTTTTCATATGAGTACATCGTGTACATGCGATTCATTGAGTAGAGATAGTCTTGATATTGCACAGCGTCAAATCGTCGCGTGGTATCAGATGGCGCCTCAAATGTGCGATCTGTCGCCAAGTCGATTGTGTTTTGCGCCTCAGCAAGAAACTCCGCAAGGATGTCATCGTCGCGCGTTTCGTTGCTTGCAATATCAAGACGTCGCTTTAGTTGTTGCAATGTTGCGTAGGCCATTAGAATATTTCCTCGCGATGCAAGTTGTAGCCACGCGGATCCGGCCAAAGCACACGTCGCGTTCCGTTAATCATTATATGACCACACAAAACGCCAAAATGCGCGTATTGCTGAATGCCATTTTTTTGACAGTCAACTGAAAAATACCAATCGTTACATGCCGCGCCTTCGCGTCGAAAAGTCAACTTTTCAAGCACGTGACGCTTAATGAACGAAAGTCCAAGTCCAACACCTTCCACTGGATAGATGTTTTGTTGCTCGCACAGTGTTATGCATGTACTAGGATTATGCTCTGTGAGTGACATGCCTTCGTCGTCACGCACTCGATGAAATGCATTCCATCGAAAGTTCGGTTTTTGACGAAGGCAGTACACTCCCATGACCACATCCTTTTTGGCATCTGCGAGTGCGCTAAATGCGTGGCTAGGAATAACAATGTCATCCTCAACACTCACAAACGCATCGCAGTCAGTCTTAAGAAACTGTTGTCTTGCCTTTTCATATAGATATGTGACGTTATCGTATCCATCCTCAAAAGGTTGATCGCATTGATACTCCACATACATATGTGGCTTACCCCATGCCTGTCGTGCATCCCACAGTGCTTTGTGCACTTTCCCCAATGTTCGCATCCGTGGCATAAAGATAAACAGCTTCATGGCATTCCTACGCTACAATTTGCTCGACGCTAGCCAAGTCATAATCAACGGCAGGTTCGTATCGTGCAACACCGGCAAGTGCAACAGCCGAAAGATGCGCAGCGCCACTTGGAGTCAATTCCAGGCGAATGTAGCGCACGTCTTGCGTAGCACACTCCTCGGCCATCACCTCAATGATTGCCTGTGAGTTATTGTCGCCACTACCACTAAAGGTGTTTGCGCTTAAAGACTTGCCAGTCAACGTTGTGGCAAACGTGCTATTGTCGTTGCCACCCTTAATCACGGCAGTTACCGTGTTGTTGCCAATGGCACCAGCCGAAATAACAAACATCACGCGACGAAACAATCGCATGTCAACGCCGTCAGAGTTGGTTTGCGCATTGTATGACGCAGGGTCAATCGTGCCAACCACGGCAAGCGATTGCGATAATCGCTCAGTAAAAATAGCCATGAACTTCCTCCTAGCTCAACTTCACGTATGGCGAAACCTGATACGTGCCACTTGCCAACGTGATTTTGTCATTGAGTGCCGGCTGGCCATCAAGACGCGACGTCATGCGAATGGTCGTTTCATCGGTCAAGAATCCAGGTGCATCTGACGTTGAAACAGTCGTGCCCTGACGATCCATGATGTAATAGTTGCTGCGGTCAACAAGCAACACGTCGCCAGCAGTGCCAAGCTCTGGAATCTTTTCCGTGAACATTACTTCACGACCAAGCAAACGCATGACCGGCTCATTTTGCAAGTTTGGCAAGAAGGTGACAAAATTGCCACTTGTTGCCATGGCCATCAACTTTGGCTCAACTGATTGATGGATAATCCACACGGCACGACGCTTTGACGATGCAGGCAAGCGCGCCAACATATTGGTGGCATCTTGCAATGTAAAGTCAGTTGACGTCTGTCGAGTAACCGAGTAGGTAGCAGGCGCATTCAAGATGCCAAGTGGCTTGCCAACACCATTACCTTGCAAGAAGTGGTAATCCTCAAACCATGCTTTGGCCAAGCCAAATTGTCGAGTCAACATGCCACTCAATGCCGGAGCGTCTTGCAACACTTCCGATGTGACTTGCATGTACGCAGCAAGCTTGTGGGCCTTCAAGTCAATTTGGTCAAACTTAACTGACGTTGACTGAATGTTTCCGGCTTCTGCCGTCCAATACAACTTAACGCCACCCAAAAACGCCGAGCTGCCATCAGGCGCAATGGTTTGATCCATGCGTGGCGCTTTCCACTCGGGAGCGGTTGGGTTGAGTACCGTTGCGCCACCGCGAATGATTGACTCTTCAACTGCGATACCCTGAATCTCCGATGCGTATTGAGGTGGGATCATGTACCCAGCACTCGTTGCGCTAGACTCAACTTGCGCCTTTACCTCGTAAACTGACTCCAAGCGCTTCGTGTCGCTACGAATAACTGCAGCCAAATAGTCGGCAAAGTTCTTAACTTCCTTATCCTTTGCCCCACCGTCAGGCGTGACCACGCCGGCGCGTGCAACGATTGGATCGTTCAGCAGCTGCGCCATCACATCGGCTTTGAGGTTGGTGGCAACCTTACTTGCCAATTCATCTAAATTAACTACGTCCATTGCTCTTTCCTCTTACAAATACGATTACAGGCCCAGATGGCGACGTATCACTAGGTGATTCATCATCAACGGACTTGGTATGAACGAGCGTCCGTGGCTCCGCTGGATTTGGTGTGACTGATAACTCACCCACTGGCCAACGCTTAAGCTCACCTGTATCTCGAATCACCAAATGTGGAAGTGCGCCAGTGCTTAAACCGAGCGCCCCAATTTCAATTAACTTGCGCACTTTCTCAATGTACTTGTGACGCTTCGATAATTGAAACTCAAACCAAACACCGGCCTCGTCAATGTCGGCTTTTGTGACATGACCGATTGGCTCGGGAAGTTCGTCAGCATGATTGTAGTACAACTCCATGCCTTCAAACGGCCTACTTGCGCCAATATCGGTCATTTTGGTAAATTGATCACCAACCAAGTCACGGCCACCAAACACAATCCCGAGACCTCGATATGTTTGCTCTTCAACAGAAACAGACTTGATGGCATATGATGGAAGTGACTTTGCCATCTCATCAGTTTTCCAAGAATCCGGAAGTGCGTCGCCAAAGTTTTTGCGTTTAGCAAGTGCCGTTAAACGCTTTTTAAACGTTTCAAATGACTCGGGGCCACGGTATCGACCCCAACTCGACACGGCGTCTTGCACATCGGATGCATCAACAATTGGAAATGAGCGCTCGTTCGGGAATACAAAGTCTGAGTCCGGAAGCTTATTACGCTGCGCTGTTGACAACACAGCCTTCATTTCATCCTCGTACTCATCCGTTTCCGTTTCAGCACTTGCGTCATCAGACTCCATGCCATCTTCATATTCAGACTCTTCAAGTGTTTGATCTGAAATAATCCAAAAACGACAAATGCCCATTGCGTCAACAGTGCCATTGACGATTGAACACCCACCGCCACGATAAAACACGCATTCGGCGCAACACTTTCCTGCGTGATTTCGATTTGATTCGCCGTCACGATAGTCACATCCGTTCGCATCGTCGCCTTGCTCAAATGGGCCAAAGCGCGTTACGATGGCGTTCAGTGAATCGGCAATTGCGATTTGTTTTTCACTCAACATTTGCATCCTCACATCCTGCCGGAACCGACACGTCATCCGACAACTGAATCCATTGTTGCATAAACCACTGATTGTCATCAGCAAGATGCGCTAGCTTTTGGCTTTTTGTTGCATCTTGTGAATACAATATCACACCGCGCACCGCAGATTCAAGTGATTTTGTGGTGCGATATGGCTTACCGCCACGCGCTTTTACAAGTTTTTCATACGCACTAATCATGTAGGCCGTGGCTGATGCATTTGGCCATGTGTTGTACTTTTGACGTGCCATGCGTCTTGCGCGTCGATACAGCGCAGGAAATTGTACTTGCTCCGGAACAACATCAGGCCCACGCGTGGCTGGCGTTGGCTCATTTCGTCGTCGTCCTGTACGAGAATATCCTTGTACAATCTCGCCATCTCGAAAGTACGGCTTTACCTGTACGGCCTTTTGCGCATCAAGTTGACGAACAATACGAGATACCCACGAGAATGCGGCGTCTCCACCCCATCCATTCCATGCTTGCCATCCCTTGCCTTGATCGCTCCATGTTGAACCTTGCTTGTCAACTGCGTGACGGCGAAACCATGCGTACATTGTGCGGATGTCGGACTCGGTAAAATCATCGTTATTGATTAGTTGACGTGCACGAGCAAGGCCAGTGGCCATCATGCCACGCTCACTTGGCGGTTTTTCGGCGCGCACTTCAAGCGCGCGTCTTGCTGCCTCTCGTGCAGCTGCAGGTGCTTTATATTTCATTACCAACCAACCTTTGCTACAAATAACGATTGCGTTGGGTTGTTTGGTGTGTACGTCACTGTGCCACTGGCTGAGGCGATAACCGATACAGTTAGCGCGGTATTGGCAGCAGTTGCGTAAATCAATGCAGTTGCCGACGATGATGTATTTGCACGCACTGGCATGTCAAATGTGTAAGTGTAGCCAGCGACAAAGTTCGTGTTAATCGTTGCAGCTGCATTGTATCGCAAATACAGCGTCACCATATACGCACCCTCGGTTGGCAGTACAATTTGTGTTGTTGGAAATGATGGCAACGCAATATTTTGTCGCATATTCGCAGCGGCAACATCTAAAATGTCCCACACAAAGGTGTACGACGTTCCTGCCGTAAGCGCAGTGTTTGTTGACTTTGATACCGCAATCGTTGCACGCGTTTGATCGTACAACCACTGCAAGCTTCCATTTGCGCCAAGTTGATCGTTCCAAAGCGCACTCGTAAGATTACTTCCAGTTGCCACAGTCGTTGGTGTATTCCAGGTAGCCATGCGTCACTCCTTACCACATGTAAAATGTACTATCAAATGTTGAAGATCCAAATCGTGCCGTTGGTAGCTCACCAGACGCAATCTCAACACAATCAGTTGACTGAGACAGTCCATATCTATTAATACACAAATCTACAAGAGACGCATAATTAGTCTCAGTAAATAAATTTGGATTAGTCATCGTCCATCCAGCCACAAATCCAAGATACATCGTTGAGTATTCATACACATATGCTTCATCTGGATATGACGGGATATTGGCGTAATTCATGTAAAATGTGTCAAATTTTTCGGTGTTCGGCCAATTATAACTAAAATAGCCATTTTCCTGATTGCTAAAATTAATAGTCGCAGCCAATTGCGTATCTATAAAAAATTTTGCAATGTATTGATCTACGCCAGTAGATGCAATCGTTGCAGTACACATGTGCGGTTTACTCTCATCCCATCCATCAAGGCGAATTGTCTTGTATTGATTTATCACTCTGCATCGAATAAAATACTCGTTATTTATTTTAGTCAATTGCATATCTAAAATCGTATAAACAATATTGCCATTACCTAAGTGATTATGCGTAAATGACAATGAAAGTAAACTAACGAATGCCGGCTGTTCAAGAGTGGCAAAATAAAATACATATCCATACCCTTGATATTGCGGAGATAATGCCGTATTTTGCCGTGCTTGAAGGAATATGTATATTGGCCACGTTACTGGTTTGTTGTCAAACTCAACAAGCTCATAAGAGATAACAGCCGGAGTTGCAAATCTAGCAGAAAATGTAATAAAGTAATTTGCGTTATAAGTAAATGGATATACGTCAGCATTTCCTCCACTTAAATCCCAAACTGATTGACTGTATGAGGAATCGTATGGAACAATGCCAAGATTTGGCAATGTTTTTATTGTTCCATTTCGTATTAAAACTTCAGTCATAGTGCACCTATAATCTGCTTCATTGTGCCAATTTGTCGCTTTGTTCGGCCAACGAGAAACCGATACATTTGTTGCTCAGTGCGCCATTTGTGAATCTTATGCACTCTTGCTTGCACTTTGCTGAAGTGCACAAGTCCACTGTATGTGGCAGTATTGTACAACATGTACGATCTACCAAGTTTTGTGATAGCCCAACGAGCATTTAGTACCTGTGATGGCTCGTATATCTTCAACCCCTTTTTGGTGTCACGCACCAAGCCAATTCCACGCATCCAATATGGCTTGCCTGGGCGCCGTATTTTGGCACGTGGATATTTAGATACAAAATCACGGCCTTCTTTTGCAAGCCAATACAGCAAATCGTCAACGAATCGCTGAAACTTTTTGCCATAATTGTCGCCTTGCGCCGATCGTATCATGCGCTTTAAGAGTGGCGTGACGATAACTCTGTTTTTCATGCGCGCTCCAGTACTAGCGTGCATCGGCAATATGGATGCAGAGGTGGTGGCACCTTCCATACATCCTGCGATGTGCGATTAAACGGACGGCATTTCGTGCATACAAGCTCATCTTGCGCGGTAATCCAAATAAGCTTTGTCGCAACACCCATCTGCTGCAGTAATTCCTGCAACTTCATAATGACCATTGCTTGGCTATTTGTGTTTTCAGTTATTGCAATTACCTCAGCACGACGATTGCCAAACGCTAACTCAATCACACTATCAGTCATAGTACTATCAACATACATTGCCAAATATCGACGTGTTGTATCTTCAATTTGCTTGCGTCGATTGTCAACATATGAATCCCACTCAGGCGCAATTGCAAGCGCAAGTTCTAGTGGATCAACGCCAACACCAAGGCGACTAACAGCTTCGGCAATCAATTGTTGATATGTTGTATTCATCGTCAAACGTAATGCGCTTGTAACTTCCGCTCCAAGCTTTTGCGCAAACTCTTCAGCATTTAATGTGCGACCGCTTGCCATCGCTTCGCGGCGAATTTTCGCCATTGCCTTTACAAGAATGTCGTACAACTGTTGCTCATCATCTGTTAGTGACTCGCCAGGTGCACGTTTGAATGAATCAAAAATATGTTTGACCGCATGTACGTCTTGGCCAATTAGAAGTTGTTCAAGTAACTTCTTTTCAGCAAATGGTATTTCATCACTATCAAATCGCACTGATGGGGATTTCCCTGACTTCAACGACTTGATGGCTTTGTGCTTCCATCGCATCAAATCAAGTTGCTTTGCAGACTGGCCATTAATCTGCTGACTCACCGGTGACGTGGGTGACTCCTCACGTAAGGCCGGTGCAGTTGCGTTAATTGTCTCTTGTGGCTCATCAAACTTGTCATCAATATTCATTGGCGCTTGCTGAATTGGGCCATACCCCATCATGTCACGCGCTTCATTGACAGTCAGTATTGGACTACCAGTTAACTGTATAACGCCTTGTGCTTTTTCAAGCTCGTTGCGCTGATACGTTTCAAGCTTGTCGGGCCGTGGAATGATGCGCAGGCCTGCCTTGTATAGCAGTTGCTCATTGAGCACCTCGCAAATCATCGTACATTGCGGTACGATTGTTGACTCGTAAAATGCTAAGCGATCAACATTTGCCGTGGCGTATGTTGCGGCATTTGATAGCACGAGGCTATGTGGTACGCCAAATGCAGTCAATGTGTCTGTGCGAGATTGCTCCGTTAAATCAGGATTGATC